GTTTTTTTACCATAGTTGTCAATCAAAATTGTTCGATTCTTTCGTGGGGTGTAACCAGTTTTATCAGTTTCCCCTATGATGTAGTTAATAAGAACTAAATGCTCTGTTTTGTAACCATCTTCATCAGTCATGATGACTACATCCCCAACACCGATTTCTTTGGGTGAATTGTATTTCATTAGTTTGTCTCCTCGAATGGTTCTCTCAATGGTTTTTTGAAATCGCAATCGGCATATTCTTTGATTTCTTCGACCACTTCATCAAAACTATCTTCCCAATAGTTTTGTGCTTCAATAACAAACTGTGAGTCTGTCAATTCATCATAATACTCATCAAGGTCTTCAGTCACATACTCAACTAAGTCTTTTGTTGACATATTATCAACAATTCTCTCAACTAAAAATGCTTTGAGTTCGTCAATTATTTTTGGGGAAAGGTTTGTCATTGGATTAGTAGTCGTAGAAGAATGGATGGTCAGGTTCGCAAGGTTCGGGTTCATACTCGGAATCTGCGTCAATGTTCTGTTTTAGGTTATCATCATAGATGCGAATAGATAACTCTCCATTGTCTGCAAGACCGACCCAACCTGCTCTGTCAAGTGCATTATCAATGATGTCATATATCTTATGGACTTCCTCATCATTGAGAAATCCACATATATTCCAATATTTTTGGGATGTGAGATTGTTGGTCATTGGGGGAAACTCCTTTGCTTATACTTTATTATAACCCCATATGGTTGAGTATGGGGTTAGAATGTGACACTAATTGATCTGTCTATCTTTTGTTGTCCTCATTGAGTGGACTGTTAAAATATGCTCTGTTCACAAAGTATAATAATACAAGTGTGAATAGGATGCCGAAGAATCCAACTATAAGTATTGGACTCTGTGGTAGGTCGTAGTATGGTACGTTTGTCATTAGTCTCTCTCCCATGTTGAGTTGCGATCAGATAGAAACTCTTGGTAGATTTCATAGGAACCGACTGTATCGGTCACATAGTCCTCCAAGACTTCATAGGCATATTCATCATATTCATCAATATGCTCCTTGAGTTCTTCCTGTTTCATTGTTGCAACATCACATGTGACTCTGTGAATTGCGAACTCAAACAGTTCTTTGGGTGTCATGTCTCCGATCATCAGATGGGCAAACTCTCTTTTAAGGTCTGCAAGTTGTTCTTTTGTGAGTTGTGTTGCGTTCATTAGAAAAATCCTCCGTTAACTTCTGCATCCTGTAGTTTCTCAAACACTTCGACTTGTGTTTCTGATAACTCAAAGTCCATATCTCTCAATATGTCATAGAGTTTGATTGTCTCATACAATTCATCCCCTGTAAAAGCAACTGAAATTGTTAGGTTCTCAATCATGAGTCTAACCTCCATTTGATTTTAAGATACTCTGGGTCAAGGTGTAGTCTGTGGAACTCTTCCTGTGTGTCACTCTCAAACACAAATTCTTCTGCAAGATACTGGCAACTGACACCAAGTTCTTCTGCTGCTTTGAGAAAGTGTCCGATCTGCTCATCATTGAGTCCGTACTCATCAATGCAAAATGCGATGTCTGCAATCAGTTGATCTTCTTTAGTCATGAGTGGGGAACCTCCTTTGCTTATGTACTTATTATAATCCCTACAGATGCAAATGGTAGGGTCATTGTGACACTAATACAGGTGTCACTCTGGTTGATGTGTTAGAAAGTTTTGTCTGCTAAATTGGTCACGATACACAAATTTGTATGAACCGACTACATTTGTCAAAACATAACCTTCTCCATCACACTCTTTATCTAAAAGATATGCTTTCATATCTGAATCATTCTCACATGTTGAGAGTATCTCTTCTTTAATGTCCTTTACAAGTAACCACAACCCAACTAACTTTGAGTTGAAAATTTTACCAGTAAACATATCTGAAGTGATTGACCTACCAGTTTTGATACAGTTGTTCAATCTTTTTTTGAGTAAATGTGCTTCACTTCCTTTTGCAAAGTCAACCATCTGTGCCATTTGTCTTGCGAACTTAATCTTCTCCTCGACTGATACTATCGTATAAGTTGAATTTGATTGAATAAACTTGACTTCTGGTGTATCGGTCAATCTGTGTAAAAGTGGTAGTGCAACACACTCACGAAGTGGGTTAACTTCCTCTCCACCGATCATATCAACATCATAGAAGTATCTGGTATGTGGTGCAATTAAAACTGTCTGTTCAATGATCTCAGGAAATACATAGGTAATCGTATTTGGTCGAAAGACATTATCTCCACCAAATCCAACAAAATCTCCCTGATAAATGTTATCAGTTCTTGGTAGATTTGATAAACAACTGTGAAGTATGATTCCAACATGACCCTTATGGTTATTGTCAATATCGTTGTGTGTGTAATTGACTTTGATTAACTTCTTGTTGAAAACTGATTTAGTTCCAACAAAGAATTTCTTGGTTTTAGGGTGTGTTCCCCATATAATCGCGGGAGATCCATCAATTTTGAGTGACAAATGTCCTTCTGTCTTGAGTGCATCTAATACACTTAGATCTCCTGTTAGAATCGTATCTTCTGGGTGTTCGATATGTGTGTTAAGCATGTGGGTCAAAATGTCTCATGAATAAGATTGTGAATAAAATTAAAAGTGTGATTAAAAATAAAAGTCCAAACATGATTACCTCTTTACCTCTCTATTATAGTCCATTTTCAACTAAAATGGAAGTCCATTGTGACAGTTATTTAACTATCCTTAAGTGTCTTAAGTTAGTTGATATTCCATCTTTATTTGCTAGACTGATTCCAGTTTCATCAGATACAACTGAGATTTCTGTTCTGATCTTCTCATAGATGTCTGAGTAATCCCAATTCAAATAAATTTGAGATGCAATGACTGAAATTTCCTCGTCTGTGAGACCAGGATAAAAATTGCGAATTGCCTGAGATAGATCAATTTCAATTTGAAAGTTCTCTTTTGTCATCACTTAGTCCTCCTTATATGTGTAATTGAACTCATTGAGTAAAATGTCTCTGACTCTCTCACGATCAAGTGAGTCTCCGTCTCCCCAACTATAATGTACATATTCAAGGTCTCCCTTTGAAATTCGATCTAGGTAGATTTCAGTAGCACCATAGATGTCTGCTTTGGATAGTGTTTGTCCATCTTTTACTAATGGATAAAGTGGGTCATTTACCCCATAGAATGAATCAACATAGTTCACAAAATCTGTGAGCATGTCGTTGAGTTCTGTGCTTGATGTTCCTGAGTTCATGTGACCTCTGTTGTTATATACCTATTATAATTGATATAATTTGAGTATCTACTGTTGCTGTGCAACTTGTTGATCTGTCACACTCATACTATCTACAAGTGCATCAACTTTGCTATTATAATCATCATCTGCTGTGATGTTTTCTCTGCATGTGCATACTTTATAAAGTCCATCAATTTTAGTTGAGACTTCTGCCACTTCCTCAAGATGATAGTTGTCTCTGTTCATTTGATACTCATTAAGTGCTATCGAAATGAGACAAAGTTCTTCTTTTGTTAAATTAATTAGCATTGTGCTTACCTCATGTATAAGTATCCTGTGTTCCAAGTCACAAAACTTGGTGTATGTAACAGTTTCCTCTGCTCAATGATTCTCAAGTCAAAACGAACATGTTTTGCGGGTTTACTCCATGATGCTGCCATGTAAACTTCCCCTGTGAACTTGTCAACAAATGAGTGAACTGTGGTGTCACGATAACCCTCTTTTAATTCTGGGCAAAGAGCAGTGTACTCACGATACTCTTGTTGTATTATTTTATAATACTTACGACCCTCTTTTATACGGAACCTCATTAAGTTTGCTGTTCCATTCTTTAACTCATCTAATTGCTGTTGAGCATACTCTGGGTGGTCTCCTGATAGGTTTCTCTCTAACATTCTGACATGATACTCTTTGTAGTTCTGTGTAATGGCATCACAATACTGTTGAGTCCATACCTCAACATTTTCAAAGAGTTTTTGTCTGATTTCATTTCTTTTGACGAAATCATCTAAGGATTCATTTTTGGGTAGGTTGAGTTCTTCTACAGTCATTGGGATTTGTTTGATATACTTTATTATAAGGCATTTTATACCCTATGCGTGGTAGCTTGTGACACATATTATACTGTCTCCTCTCCATAGACTTCCACACCAAAATGATTTACAATGACATCCTCTATGTGGTCAATCTGTTCGTCAAACATTATGTCAACTAATTCCTCTATCAACACTGGTGCTGAGAGTGGGTCATCATTAATAAGTGATGCTATCTCATATATGAGATTTGCTTTGCGTTGTTCTAAGTTCATTAAAATACCCCTGCTAGTGAAAGTTGTGTGTCAGCAAACACTTCTTCTTCAACATCTTCGACTACTTCATTGAACTCTCCAAAGTCCTCAGAATAGTCACTCCAACCATAATCCCCATCATTGTATATTTCAAGTGCATGTTCCTTACTTGTTGCTTCAATGGTGTAAGTTCCATACTTCTCAAATTTTACATTGATATAAAATCTTTTGAGTGTGTTCATTATGCAACCTCCTGTAGTACTGCTCTTCTCTCAATTACAAAATTTCTGACTCTCTCTCTGTCAAGTGAGTCTCCGTCTCCCCATGTAACGTGGGTGCCTTCTTCACATAGGTCAAGATAGTTAAGAGTTGCAAGTGCTAACTCTTCTCTGGTCAATCCGTCAATCGGATATAATACATCTGGGTGTGATGGTAGATAGAATGACTCACAGTAATCAAGAAATTCTTTAAAGTTGTTCATGAGTGGGAAACCTCTTTTGCTTATACTTTATTATAAACCCTACCAAATCAAATTGGTAGGGGTGATGTGACACTAATTAAACTGTCACCAGTTGGCACTAAAAATGTGACCATCATGCTCATAATAGTC